GTGGCTGCTATTAGTGATAGAGCTTTAGAGTGGTATAATCAAAATACTATTTCAGCTGCTATGATTAATTTAAATCTTGAGTACACTACTGAAAATAAAAAGCAAGATTGTATCGTCGCGAATTATCGTTCCTTGGGAGAGGTATCTTTCCTAAAGAGAAATTTCAGATTTCATAAGGAAAAAGCTTTATTTATAGCTCCTCTCGAATTGCGTGTGATTTTAGAAATGCCCTATTGGACGAAGAAGGGAATTCATGAAATTACAATCCAGATGGATAATGTTGAAAATGCTTTACAAGAATTATCTCTACACCCGAGAGAAATATTTGATGAATGGGCCCCACACATTATTCGCAACTCGCAAGAATTACTGGATTTTACCCCTCCAGTAGTTTCTCAGAACGCGTTATTACGTGCCTCTATGGCGCGTGATGATGCGTGGTAAATGACCATTCCCTCACAGCGTGATCTTCATATCTTATAGAAAATGTCTGAAGTAAATAAAAAGATATGTATGCTGTTGTGAGAAGAGGTTTTTGTTTTTACAATTACTTATCAGGATGACCTGGGCACTCCCCTTAAAATCCAGATAACCTTCAGTGCGTCATGAAGTATTAAGTAGTACCCATGATTAAGAAAATTACTTGCTGCAAATAATAACTCAAATGGAAAGTCTCTCCAACAAGAAGACTCCCCCACTACTACAGTTTCTGAAACTGTAGTTGTACATAATGCTGCTGAAGCTCCAGTTTTGGGTTTCGAAAAATTAGTTTCTTTAGACGATAGACTTTTATCTGCTGGTAGTGATGGCAGTACTCATAGTTTACTCAGTTTCTTTTCTAGACCAGTTATAATTAGTCAAGGAATTTGGAGTGCTTCAACAGTAGCTGGAGCAGCTGTAGTTACAGCTAATTTGCCAGACGATTATTTATCTCAACCTTTAGTTTTACAAAAACTGAAGGGTTTTTTAGGGTTTCGTGGAACCGCGATTGTTAAATTGCAGATAAATGCTAATCGATTTCAACAGGGTAGACTTATTTTATCTTATTTTCCACAGGCAAACGTTAACGCTGATAGATATAATAATTCTCAAACAAGTAGAGTATTTCAAACTCAATTGCCTCATGTAGAGTTTGATGCTGCTACAGATACCGAAGTTATTTTCGAGATTCCCTATATTAACCGAGAATTGTATTTTAATACTAAATCTGGTGATGGTCAATCTGGAACTTTATCATTGACTGTTTATTCCCCTTTAGTAGCTGTGACGAGTGAAACCACAGTAGATTACACTCTTTGGGTTAGCTATAAGGACGTTAAATTGGTTTACCCTACTTTCCCTGCTGGCTTTTATCCACAATCTGCAAGATTTGTATCCAAAAATAAAAAGAAAAAAGATCCTTCAAATAGTGAAATTGAGACCCGACACGACGGACCAATTTCTTCCATTCTTTCAGTTGTTGCGAATACCGCATCAGCATTGACCCCTATTCCCTTTTTGACTAGTGTTGCGGGTACAGTATCTTGGGCAGCCTCATTAGCTGCCTGTGCAGCATCCTCATTTGGTTTTTCAAATCCTCTTAACACTACTCCACTGACAATTATCCAACAACAACCCCTCTCTAGAGTAATGAATGCTTCTGGTGTTGATAACTCATACAATCTTGGCGTTCTTGAAGACAACGCTATTGAGCATCTTCCTGGATTTGCAGGAGTCGATGTTGATGAGATGTCTTTTAACCACATTTTATCAATTTGGACTTATATTGACTCAGTGGTTTGGCAAGATACTTTTGTTGATGATTTCCTATTGACTACTATCGATTTAATGCCTATGAATCCATTTTATGGCGAGATTGCAGGTTTAGTACCTTTTGGTACGGTTGGTGTAGCACCTTTGTACACGCCTCCTGTTTTCTATATCGGAAGTCTATTTACTTATTATAGAGGTTCTTTCAAAATAAAACTAAAATTCGTCAAAACTGAATTCCATACTGGTCGTCTCTTGATAGGATTTGTACCTGGTTACGGTTCAGATGGAACTGTAGTCAATGCTAATTTAGACTGGGCACATCGTGAAGTTGTTGATTTACGTCATACTTCTGAATTAGAATTGACCTTGCCTTATGCCTCCACACGACCTTATTTATTGTGCGATCAAAAATATGGTACTCTCCACATTAGAGTCCTTAATGATTTGCGCCACCCAGATACTGTTTCTCCTAATGTTACAATCCTTATAGAACAAGCTTGTGCACCAGATTTTGAATTTGCAGTGCCCAAAGCTCCCCTCTATAATCCATTTTCTGGATTTAATGGATCTGCTCCTCCATCGAGTATTACTGCTTCTATTCATGAAGTAGCTACTTCTGATCTTACCTCTCCTTTCGTGCCACAAGTAGGTAATGATCTATCAAAACAAACTGCCACATCTGCAATTGGAGACTTAGATATGGCAACAGTTGGTACAACTCGCATGACAACTGATAATCATGCTTCCTCTGCGTTGTGCATAGGAGAGAAAATAGTTTCAATTAGGCAACTGCTTAAACGAGCTTCAGTATATTATTATACTACTGCTGGTACAAAGAGTGCCTATATTTCTCCCTATGTTCAATACATTCCTATATCATATAGTGTTACTCCTCCTCCCCTTGCTAATTTTATGCTTGATTATTACACCTTTTTAATGCCTCTTTTTGGTTATTTTAGGGGTTCTATGCGGTTTAAATGTGCATCAGCTGATGGTGGCTCTAGTGGTCTTGGAATGATCTCCTATCCCTCTCAAACAACACTTGTGCAAGGTAGTACTACTTATGCAGCAACTTTAAGTAATAAAGCCGTATTTCAACCATTTGCTACAGGTGATGTTTCAGTTTATCCTTTTCCTGAAGTACAAATTCCATATTATAATAGTACTCATGTCTCTGTGAATTCAATAGAGCCGTGGACTACTAGTTTAGTTCTAGGAAATAAACCATACTCTTATCTGACTGTTTATGCTCCGACAGAAACAGCCTCCATAAATATTCGTCGACAAATAGGTGACGATTTTTCAGCTGGTTTTTTCCTGTGCACTATGCCACTTATAATAACGAGCTTTACTTCCCTCCCTATTCTCAATCCCCCTGAGAGTACATATTATCCTTAAGTTATTTAACTTATTACCCCATGAATCTAAATTGATTTCCGGTTTGCTTTTTAGTTAACCAATAGCCCCTCCGGTTTATGGGGGTTGTTGGTGTTTGGGTTTTTAAAACTACACCGTAGAAAACTTGTTTTCTGTATGAGTAACTCTCCTACAGTCCAAAGAGTTTTTTAGTAGGGGCACTAATCACAATGT